TCTGTGCGGGTGGATTACACCTGCGGCTATGGTGCGGCGGCTGATGTGCCGCAGTCGATCAAGGCATGGATGCTGCTGGCCATCGCCACCTGGTACGAAAACCGAGAAGCACTGACAGCCGGCCAGCCGGTTGCCGAACTGCCGCGCTGTTTCTGGGAAGGTTTGCTCGATCCGTTCTGGGTGCCGGGGGTGTGATGTGATTGGCAGACTCAATACCCGCATCGCCCTGATAGGACGTGGCAGCGGCGAGGATGCGCTAGGCCAGCCCGTCGAAACGTGGATCGAGTTCGGCAAGGCATGGGCTGATGTGCGCTTTGTCAGCGGCATCGAAACCATCAAGGCTGGCCGCGAAACATCCACATCGAAATGCAGCGCCAGAATGCGGATGAATAAGCTCATCACACGCGACATGCGCATCGGCATTGGCGAAGTAACTTACAAGATCGTGGATATCATCCCGGACATGAAAACCCGCGCTTACATGACGCTGATTTGTGAGGTGGCGCTGTGAGTGCTCGCATCAAGGTTGATATCGCTGGATTCAAGCAGCAGCTAAATGCCGTGGCCGACAAAATGAACCAGGCCACCCGGCCGGCCGCGCAGGCTGGTGCGCAGATTATTTACGAGCGGGCAAAGGCACTGGCGCCACGGTCGGATCATGCGCATACGTTCAGAATAGAAGGCCGTGTATACGGCCCATACGCCCCCGGAAATTTGCGCAACTCGATTTATCAGGTGTTCAGCAAAGACAACAGTTTCAGCGACATGAGCACTTATCACATCAGTTGGAACGCAGACAAAGCTCCTTACGGGTACGCCTACGAATTTGGCGAGAGCAAAAAAGGCGCTCAATCGTTCATTCGCCGCGCTGTGGCCGAGACACGCAAGCAAGTCCGAGAGGCAATCAAGCAGCGGTTTGTCGAAGAGGTCAACGGGTCATGAGCATGGAATCCGATCTGGTTGTGCTGCTGAAAACCCTCTGCCCGCGTGTTTTCCCTGATGTTGCGCCAGCCAGCACGGCAACGCCATACATTACCTATCAGGCCATTGGCGGCGAAGCCATGCGCTACGGCGACGGTGCCGCGCCGGACAAACGAAACACGCTGATGCAGGTCAACGTTTGGGCCAAAACCCGCAGCGAAGCACTGACGCTGATCCGGCAGGTTGACGACGCCATCAGCGCCGCCAGCGCCTGGCAATCCGAGCCGCAGGGTGAGGCTGTGTCTACCTACGAACCAGACACGCAGCTTTACGGAAGCATGCAGACTTTCGACATCTGGGCCACCAGATAACCCCCAGATAACACGCATTCAAATCAACCCGCTTCGGCGGGTTTTTTATTGGGCGCTCGCCCGCAACCAACACCCGCCTTGAGCGGGTTTTTGCATTTAAGGAACCCGAAAAATGGCAACTCTTCCTTCCGGCACTATCTTGTCGGTCGCTACGGCTTTTGCTGCGGCAAAGACCGTTACTGGCATCAGCAACGCAGCAGAGGCGGTTGTTTCGTGCACCGCTCACGGCTATTCGGTTGGCGACATCGTGCAGATTTACTCTGGCTGGGGCCGACTTAATCGCCGCGCCGTCAAGGTCAAATCGGTGCTAGCTGATTCGTTCGTCGCCACCGATATTGACACTACCAACACCGAGTTTTTCCCATCCGGCTCTGGCATCGGAACCGTTCGCAAGGTCACCACTTTTACGCAGATCAGCAAGTATCTGAATCCGAACTCCAGTGGCGGCGATCCGAAGCCGGTTACCGTCAAGTTCATGGATGAAGACACTGAAACCACGCTGAATGACGGCTTTACCGCAGTATCGGAGTCGTTCGAAATCGATGCGGATCAGTTCGGCACCTCGGCTTACAACGCGCTGCGCACCCTGTCTGATGTGCAGACCGATACCTTGCTGAAAAAGACACTCAAAAGCGGCGGCATCATCTACACGCCATGCACTATCGCGCTGAATGAAAACGTGAAGATGGGCAACAGCTCGATTTACACCAACATGGTTTCGATCAGCGGCAACGGTCGCATCACCCGCTACACCGCTTAATTGTTTTGCCACGGCCCACCCCGGAAACGGAGGTGGGCTTTTTACGCCTGCAGGTCGCGCCTGCAGTGCTTTTTACCCTCAAGAAAGAAAAACGACATGGCAAAGATCAAGCTGGGCGCACGCCCTAAAAACTTCACTGCTCCGGTCAAGTTCGCAATGCTGGATGGCTCCGATGGCGTTATCAACGTCACGTACAAGTACCGTACACGCACTGAGTTTGGCGCGTTCCTGGACGAGGTTTATGCCGAAAACGGCGTGGCCAAGCCAGTGGATGGCGACGGTAAAGCCAACTTGGTCGAAATGGCCTACGCCAACGGCAACGGGAAAATCGCAGGCCAGATCATGCGCGCTGCTGAAGGCTGGGATCTGGACGAGCCTTTCACCGAAGAAAACGTCCAGGCGCTGGTCAACGAATTGCCAGCCGCAGCTGGCGCAATCATCGCCACGTATGAGCGCGCCGTGAAAGATGGCGTACTGGGAAACTAAAAAGCGCAGCCGCTGCGCTATATCAGCGGCAGCCGTCAGCAGCAGAGCTGGCGGCGGTAGGACTGACGCCGGAAGACTTCGACGGCGATGACGTCGAGGTCTTGCCGGAAAACTGGCCGATTGTCATGTTGTTCTGTCGGCTTAGAACGCAATGGCAGATAAGCAGGTCCGGCGATGTCGGGCTGCGTTACGAGGCGGTATATCCGCTGCTGGATCGTCTGTTCGCAGATGACTGGCAGCAAGCGTTTGACGATCTGCAGGTACTTGAGCGTGCGGCACTGGATGCCATGCGTGATGAAAACTAGGGCTGGCCGCGTGCCGGCCCTTTTTATTTGGGTAAATCATGACTGACCAGGTGAAAGTCCAAGCCGCCGTTGAGGTGAGCACGGAGAACGCAGAAAGCGCGCTGAAACGCGTCGGCGATGCTGCTGGTCAGATGGCAGAGCGCATGCAGCGCGAAGGCGATAAAGCCGGCGCTGCTGTTGATGGCATCGGCTCTGGCGCGTCGAAAAGCGCAGACGAGTTCAGCCGCGCAGAGGGCCGGATTGCTGCATCGATCAAGCGCGCCACCACGAATTTAGAACTTCTTGGTAAAACCGCATCGCAGAAGCTGGAATTCAAGATCGAGGAACGTGGCCTGGACAAGGCCAAGTTTGATCCCCTGCTGTCCAAGTTGCGTGAACTTGAATTGCGGTCGCAAGAGGCATCAAAAGCGGCCAGTGCATCGCTGAACAGTGTAGGAATTTCCGCAGCCCAGACCGCTGCCGCATTGCGTGGCGTTCCGGCGCAGTTCACCGACATCGCAACCAGCATTGCTGGCGGCCAAGCACCGTTGACCGTATTCCTGCAACAGGGCGGCCAGCTCAAAGACATGTTCGGCGGTGCCGGCGCTGCTGCCAAAGCCCTTGGCGGCTATGTTGTCGGGCTGCTGACCCCGCTGAATCTGGCGGTAGCTGCCATCGGCGGCATCGGTTACGCCGCGTACTCCGGCGCGTCGGAAATGGACGAGTTCAAAAAGAATCTTGTTCTGACCGGCAACACTTCCGGCATCACCACCGACAAATTCAACGCCATGGCAGCCGCCATGAGCAACATCAGCGGCATCACTCGCGGCGCTGCTGCTGAAGCGCTGACGGCCATGGCTGCATCCGGCAACATCGGATCTGCATCCATCCAGAAGCTAACCGAGGCCGCGCTCAAATTCGAAAAGGCCGGCGGGCCTGCGGTTGCGGAAACCGCTAAGCAATTCGAGGAGCTGGGGAAAAGCCCGGTAGACGCATCGGTAAAACTGAGCGAGAAAACCCACTATCTGACGCTGGCGGTATACGAGCAAATCAAGGCGTTACAGGATCAGGGCAAGACATCTGAGGCTGCTGCGGTTGCGCAGAACGCTTGGGCTGATGCGATAGACAAACGCACGCCGCAGTTAGTTGAAAACCTTGGCTTGATTGAACAAGCATGGGCCAACATCAAGCGCAGCGCGTCTGGCGCGTGGGATTTCATGAAGGATATTGGCCGCGACTCAACGGCTGCCGAGCAAATGGCCGATCTGCGGAATAAAATTGCAGATGCCGACAAAGACATTGCGTCAGGATCGATCAATAGCAATCGACTGAAGCAGCAGAAGGAACAGTACAGGCAGGAGCTGCAGGAGCTTGTAGACCATAACAACGCCAAAGAAGCAGAGGCAAAAAAGCGCGCTGCGGACGAGGCAAAGAACCAAGCCCAAATATCGGCAACGTCAGATGCTGACGCACTTATTAAAAGCCAGCGCAGCAAGCGTGAGCAGCACGCAGCAGAACTGAAGAAGCTAGACCAGCAGCGCAGCAGCGACTTGCTGAGCGAAGAAAAATACCAGCAAGCCAAAGCCGCCCTGGCCAAGAAATACGAAGAAAAACCCGCCTCCGCACCGAAGCGCACCGAAGCAGAAAAAGAACTCGCCCGCATGGCGAAGTTGGACGCCGAAGAATCGTCCCGCCGCATTGCCAATGCCCAGCGGGTAGGCGCGGAAATGAACAAGGAAACCGAAGCCAT